CCGGGGTGATGTTGGGTGTCGAAATCGGTAAAGATGAAGAGGGCACCCCGATGTTGATTTTTGATCTGCTTATACTTCGGTTAATGTTCGGAGCGAAACGGATAGATGATTAAGCTTTCAGATTTTGTGCATGACCGGAAGAAGGACGGCAACACATTTAACTGGATTCTGGACACGGCTGAAAAAGTAAGAGAACTTAGACGGGAAGAGATTCATGCCATTAAAGAAGCCGCAAAAGAGTCTAAAGGCCTGGACACAGCAAAAGTGGCGTACTAAGAGTGGCAAGCCGTCTACTCAGGGAGCAGATGCTACTGGAGAGAGATACTTACCCGAAACTGCGATCAAGGCGCTTACGCCGTCTGAGTATGCGGCTACAACAAGAGCTAAACGAGCTGGCAAGACAGCAGGAAAGCAGTTTGTGCAACAACCCAAGCGAATTGCACAGAAGGTGGCAAAACATAGGAAAGTAAAATGACAACCTCCGGTACCCAGTCTTTTAACCTAAACCTCAACGAGCTAGTTGAGGAAGCCTTCGAGCGTTGCGGCTCTGAACTACGCACGGGTTATGACTTACGGACGGCGCGGCGGTCATTGAACTTGCTTACTATTGAGTGGGCTAACCGGGGTATCAACCTGTGGACAATTGAGCAGGGTAGTATTGCTATGGTTGAGGGGACGATTACTTACAACCTACCTGTTGACACAATTGACCTATTAGATAGCGTCATCCGTACAGGCACTGGGCAAAACCAGCAGGACATCAATATTAGCCGTATCAGCGTTTCTACCTACGCCACGATCCCAAACAAGAACGCCACGGGTCGTCCGATTCAGGTGTGGGTTGACCGCCAATCCGGTGCTACGGAGCCTATTACAGGGGTTGCTTACCCAACGATTAACGTATGGCCCGCTCCGGACCAAAGCAACTACTACACGTACGTTTACTGGAGACTCCGGAGGATTCAAGATGCAGGAAACGGCACAACAACTCAAGACATTCCTTTCCGGCTACTGCCATGCTTGGTTGCCGGTCTTGCGTATTATCTTTCCCTAAAGATCCCAGAGGCTGTAAATCGTATTGACATGCTCAAGATGGCGTACGAGGAACAGTGGAACATAGCTTCCGGTGAGGATAGGGAAAAAGCTTCTCAGCGGTTTGTCCCTCGTCAGATGCTCTACTAAGGCAGAAAAATGCCCACTAAGTACTCATCTGGTAAATATTCGATTGCGGAGTGTGATCGTTGTGGGTTTCGCTATAAGTTAAAGCAGCTCAAAAGCATCACAATTAAGACTAAGAACACAAATATCCTGGTTTGCCCAACCTGTTGGGAGCCAGATCAGCCGCAGTTGTCTCTTGGTTTGTACCCAGTAAACGACCCTCAGGCTGTAAGAAACCCAAGGCCGGACACTTCGTATCTACAGGCGGGTCTTACGGGGCTGCAGATTACTACGGGTTCTGGGGAGCTAGGAAACGGCGACCCATCTGGTGGTAGTAGAATTATTCAGTGGGGTTGGGCGCCTGTTGGAGGCCCTAGATTAAACGACGATGGGTTAACACCAAACAATCTTGCCTTGAGTGTTGCCCTTGGTAGTGTAACAATAGCAGTATCTTAAGGAGTATGAAATGCAATACAAACAACCACAAAAAGTCCCCGTCCCTAACACGGCGGGCTACCCAAACAATGTACCTAATACCCAAACGGTTAAAACCCGGGGTACCGGCGCTGCTACAAAAGGTACCAAGTCTAGCCAAAAGCTTGCCTAAATGAACTACGCTACTCTGTTCGAGACGATCAAAGGTTATTGCGAGAATGACTTCCCAAACACGTCATTTACTGACGTTGCTGGGTCAGGTACGACTACGCTTACCAGTACAGAGCAGATTAATGTATTCATCCAGCAGGCCGAACAGCGGATCTTTAACAGCGTTCAGTTCCCATCAATTCGCAAGAACGTAACGGGTACGACCTCTAGCAACAACAAGTACCTGTCTGCCCCAAGCGACTTTCTGGCGGTTTACTCGATGGCCGTGATTGGCGCTAATGGTGCTTACACTTTTCTTCTGAATAAAGACGTTAACTTTATTCGTGAATCTTTTCCAACCCCAACGGATACCGGAACCCCCTATTGCTACGCATTGTTTGGGCCGACAACGACAAACGATTCACCCCCAAATATCACCAACGAGTTGACCTTTCTTCTGGGTCCAACTCCAAACGCAGCCTATTCGGTAGAACTCCACTATTACTACTACCCAGAGTCAATTACGACCGCTGCTTCCGGCACAACTTGGCTTGGTGACAACTTTGACTCAGTGTTGCTATATGGCTCGTTGCTAGAGGCCTATACCTTTATGAAGGGTGAACAGGACGTTATTGCCAACTATACTCAGCGGTATAACGAGGCCCTCTTACTAGCTAAGCGCCTTGGCGATGGTATGGAGCGTAGCGATGCTTACAGGTCAGGTCAGTTCCGGATGCCAAACCTCCCTCAAAACAATGGAGTTAGATAGTGGCTTTTACCGGCAACTACACCTGCACAGTCTTCAAAACCGGTCTTCTGAACGGTGATTTTGACTTCTCTGCTGGTACGTTCTATATCGCCCTGTACACCAACTCGGCTACGCTAAACGCTGATACCACGGCGTACACGACGACCGGTGAGGTTGTTGCATCTGGATATTCCGCTGGTGGGTCGGTTCTTACGCCCACGGTCAGTTCTTCTGGTGGCATTTCGTTTGTGACGTTTGCAAACGTGTCGTGGTCTGCAGCTATTACCGCCAGGGGGGCCTTGATTTATAAAACAGGTGCAAATGGTGCTGTATGTGTTTTAGACTTTGGTTCAGATAAAACGTCTACAACGACGTTTACCGTTCAATTCCCCGCCGCAACAAATACGTCGGCAATTATTAGACTTTCGTAAAGGAGTTTCAAATGCTTACCAATAAAGCTAGTGCTGGCGGCGTCTTCACTATCCAGTGCTTTGACAAAGACGGCAACATGAAGTGGGAAGACAAAGCCCACAACCTCGTGGTCAACGGGGGCCTTGATGACATGAACACCAAGTACTTCACCGGCTCGTCCTACACGGCTGCTTGGTACCTTGGCCTGATTACTGGCCCTAGTTCTGGTACGTCAATCGCTGCTTCTGACACCCTGGCCTCCCACGCTGGCTGGACTGAGAACACCGACTACTCTGGCAACCGCAAGGCTGTGACCTTCGGTACGGCTACGACGGCTGATCCTTCGGTCATTGACAACTCTGGCTCTGTGGCTGTGTTTAATATCACTGGAACCGCAACCATTGCCGGTGCTTTCCTGTGTAACGCTGCTTCTGGTACTTCTGGCGTCCTGTTCTCGGCTTCTGACTTCCAGGCCCCCGGTGATCGCTCGGTTGTGTCTGGCGATACCCTGAACGTAACCTATACCTTCAGCCTTGATGCTGCGTAAGGACTAAAAATGGCTACTAAATTTGCTAAAGGCCAGGAAGTTCGTCTGGTCGCCGTGGTGCCGCAAGGCGAAGTTGAGGCTCTCCGTATGAGCGAAGATGGGGTGTTTTCCTACCTTATTAGCTGGACTGATGCCAATGGCAACGCCCAACAGCGCTGGTTTGAAGAGTCGCAGTTAGAAGCAGTTTAATGTGTTCGGGTTTTCACCGTTCTCTGGATTCCCGTTTTCAACCACTGGGGGCATCTACGCTCCCAGTGTGAGTGAGTCTGCCCAGGCTGCAGATTCTGTTGCTTCTCTAGCCTCTGTACTTGCTTCAATCTCGGAGTCCGCTCAAGCAGCGGATTCTGTGTCTTCTATTGTCACCTTCAGTTGTAGCGTAGCCGAGCTTGCTGCTGCCCTGGACTCCGTGTCTGGCGGGGTAATCTTTGGTGGCGCAGTTTCTGAGTCGGCTGCTGGTTCTGAAACGACCAGCGCATCGGTTGATTTTGGGGTGTCTGTCTCTGAACTCAGCACGGCATCAGACTCGATTAGTGGCGTTATCTTCTACTACCGAACGGTTTCTGAGGCTTCGACCGGATCGGAGTCTGTGTCTGCAGGACAGGACTTTGCTTCTAACGTGTCTGAGTCTGGGACCGGAAGTGATACGGTTTCTTCTGGGGCGATACTTGGATCAAGCGTTTCTGAGACTGCTCAAGGCAACGACCAGACCTTTACGCAGCACGTCATTATCGTTCAGATCTTTGAGAACGCTACTGGTTCGGAGACTTTTGCGGCTAACGTGGACTTTGGAGTGGCTATTTCTGAGGCCCTGGCAGCGTCTGAAACGGTGGCGGTATCGGTCAACTTTGCCGTCAATATCGCTGAATCTGGGGCTGGAAGTGACGTAGTTAGTGCAATTGCAGCGTTTAGCCCGCAGATTGCCGAGTCAGTTCAGGGTGCAGATAGCCTAACCAGTCTGGTCATTTTCAACCGGTTCATCGAGGAAACGGCTACTGGCTCCGAAACCGTATCTTCTACCGCCAGCCTAAGCCCACAAATTTCTGAAGGTGCTACCGGTTTGGATACGGCGTCTGCCCTAGCAACTCTGAATGCGACTATCGCTGAACTGCTGACTGGTACGGATACGGTGTCGGCTACCGGTACGTTTAACATGGCGGTTTCCGAAAGCATTACTGGCGCTGACACAATCCTGGCCGCATTCTTGTGGAACTTGATTAATGACAGCCAATCTGTTACATGGCAAAATATAGGCACGGCGCAGACCAGCGGCTGGCAAACCATTGACACGTCCCAGACTACGACTTGGACGGAAGTGAAAACGCAGACGTAAGGACAACAAATGGCTCTAGTCGTAAAAGATCGGGTAAAAGTAACCTCAACCACAACGGGGACGGGAACGCTTACGCTTGGATCTGCCCTGACTGGCTTTCAGTCTTTCTCCGTTATCGGGAATGGAAACACCACCTACTACACCATTGTTGATACCTCGACGGGCGACTGGGAGGTAGGGATCGGTGTTTATACGACATCAGGGACAACCCTAAGTCGGGATGTGATTCTGGAGTCTAGTAACAGCAACAGCGCTGTTAACTTCGGGGCGGGGACAAAAGAAGTGTTTGTAACTTACCCTGCTGACCGTTCTGTTTACTATAACGCAGCCAACGAGCCCCCATTTGATCCTGCTGGGACTGCCGTGGCTATGGCAATCGCTCTGGGGTAATTCATGGCTAAACCTAGAAGCATGATTGACGACCAAGTGCTTTGCACTGGCTGCGGCGTTTACAAAACCGCAGATTCTTTTTACGTGTCTAATAGCAAAAGAAATACACTTAAACTTACTTACGTTTGTATCGAGTGTTCAAAGCGCAAAATTAAAACCTACAGAGAAACTGAAAACGG